TAATATGGAGATGTTCTATAAACATGTTTTGATCTACATGTCATGCTCTATCCATCCATGCCCCTGGTTGCACTTATAGCCTGTTGTAGCTTGTTGTAATCTTGCTCCAAAGTTGCTAAATAATATTGCTGTCAGCCTGTTAACATGAAGTTCAGTTTTGCCATGTGTTTTGCTAGTGATCCTTGCACCCTATGAACTTTCCATTGCCATGCTTAGCTTCATAAGCTCTGTGACCGGGGTGTGGGTTACAATCGCAAGGCTTATTGCTTTTTCGTAATACGCATCCTGCCCGCCATTGAAGACGCGCGAAAAAAAAATGTAGCCAAATGCACCGCTTCCACTGTGTCTGTGATTCCGATCCTTTCAACGATATCCCTCATGTCCAGTCGCTCATTTTGCCGTGCTGCGGCAACTGCAAAGAGGGCAAGCGCCTGTCTGTTTGTAATGCCGGACATCTGCTGCAGGCCAGGTGCACTATCCATTGCCTCTGTATAGTCAAGCCCGGTAAGTGACATAAAGTCATAGGCAAGCTCTGTTATCTCTGCGTCTCCGCTTTTTATTGGTTTTTCGAGATGCAGGATTCCTTTCCCTTCACTCATTGCCGCCTGTGCTTCTCTGGCTTTCTCGGATCTCTCCTGCCTTTCTTTTTTGATCTTTTCCTGGAGCTCTTTCCACTGTTTTGTTTTGTCCTCGGCCTCTTGCTGCCGGCCTGCGTTTTTGTTGTCTTCCATGATGTTATCCTCTTTTGGAAAGACAAAAAGCGCGAACGTTCGCGCTTTTTGCCTTAGTTAAATAGTGAATGGGGGATCAGTCATGCAAGCAGGCTCTGAACCTCGTCGTTGTAATTGACTCCATTGAATTTCAGGATTCCTGCCATTGCGTCAACGATGGTGACAACTTCTCCTGCAATTTCTTCCTCGTAGCGGAGGATGGAATACTTCTCCGTTGTGCCATAAGGCGATCCGGTCTCAATGTCCCCTTTCTCTGTGGACTTGTGCACGCAGATAACGCGGAATTTCACGCTCTCATGTCCGATCACGCCACCGGCGACATCGTATCTCTGGCGTGCGGTCCTGAATTCCATGGTGTGCTTTCCGGGATCCTGAAGATACTTGCAATTCACGCCGTTATTGTGCGTTACCGTAATCTCTGCTGCGTTCAGGTGAACGGTGTTCGGCATGTCAACATCCATTACCATGCCTGACGCCTTGATTTCATCGGTCGGATGCTCCAAAGTCGGGAGCCCGACCTTGGTTACATCCTCCACCATGCGGCCATTGTCCAGCAGCCGATGGTCTTCGACATTGTTGTATACTTTATTCGGCATTCTTAATCCTCCTTTTCAGCCTTCTCAGGCTCACTCCGTCAGCGCGTCAAAATAGGTCACAAATCCGTCAGCGGTCCATGTTACCTTCGCTGTCAGGGACTTGGCGAGCGGCGTCGTAGTGACGTTGAAGAGGAAAACGTAATCGCCGTTGATCATGTCGCTCTGTGCGTCAAGCGACACGTTGAGAACCACTTCCCCGTATGTCAGTGCTCCAATTCCGACAAGCGCATCAAGCCGCGCCTGCTCTTCCGAAACGATCTGCTTCAGCGCGTTCGCGGTCATGGGCTTATCTACATCAATAGAACGCCTTGCCTGGAAGTCATTGGAAATGTAGTAAAGCATTCCACGCGCAGTATCAAAGACGTTCACGCTGTCTGCTGTATTCTGGTCGTAATCCGCGGCAGACGATCCCCAGATCGCCCAGCGCCCGCCAACATAGCAGGCAGATGTGATGCCGTTCTTGTTGAGCTTGTCATTGATAATCGAATCGTCGAAAATCCTTCCTGTGTATGCCTCTCCCATGTACAGGTTTTCAATGATCGGGCAAGCGGTGTTGGATTCCGTCTTATACGGAATTCCATCCTGCTCGATCAGAAGCTCCTGAAGGTTGGCCGCCGCCAGAACAGACAGGTGGTAAATCACTCCGTCCGTTCCCTTAATCAGCGTGAAGTAGACCTTTTCATTCTCACGGTTATAGTTGTTTGCCTGCTTCCAGGTATACGCTGTGTCAAGCGTGACCGGTGTTCCGTTGGATACAATCGGAATATCCGCGAATACCCTTGCATCCCAATGCTTGTTGATCTTCATGGAATTCTCAATCAGGACATCATGCACAGCCTTATCTGCGGAAAAGCCCGGCGCAGCCATATAGGACGGAATATATCCGGTCAGCTGATATACGTTCTTGACCGCATAAATGCCCGTGTTCATACCGATGCCGTCCGTAAACCCGATCACATCAGCATTTGTAACCAGCGTCGGATCTACGCTGTTGTATGTGATAGCAAGTTCCGCCGTTCCCATCCCGCCCGGGACGATCTCGCGGATCGTGATTGCCTTCGTGTCAGGACTGTAAGAAATTACATAGTCCCTTCCCTTGACCTTTGTGACCGGTTCCTCATCCTTTGTCTTGATCACAACGCTGTCCAGGATGATGTCTTCCGCTCCGGCGACCGTGATGATCCCATTGACAGGGGCCATCGAAATGCTTCCTGCCGCGCTTGCCTTATGTTTCACGGTGTCAAGAACGTTGATGAAAATCAGCGGTCCTACACCCTTCTGGCTCAGATGAACCTTTGCTGCCTCACAAAGCGTATACTTCGCCCAATCGTCGGAGTAGCCGAGCTTATTTTTCATATCGGAAAAATCCCGGATGACGATAGGAATGTTGACGTTTTTCGCTCCGCCTTCCACCGTATTGATCGGTGCGGTTCCAAAGTAAACAAACGCCGGGCCCTTCGCAGCGGCCTTTACGCCTACGGCTTTGACCTGGCCATAAGCGCCATGGATATACTCTGCCATTCTTTACCTCCTTGATGCATTCTCAGTTAATCAGTTCTAATAATTCTTTGTTTGGAGACTCATTTGCGTAGCACTGGAATGTGCAGTTGACGAACCCGTAATAGATCGGCCTTCTGTCTACGACATATTCCTGATCCGTATACAGGCTGTAAACGCCTGTTTCCTCGTCAAGAAAAAGGTCCGTGTCCGGTATCATTTTGGCTCCAAGCAGTTTTTCTATGCCATCATCCATCCAGTCAAGCAGCGTAAACAGCCCCTCTTCCGTGCCTTCTTCCAGCAGCGTCATATCGAGGCCGCTGCCTTTTTCTCCAACGGAATGAATGAAGCCGGGGTGCCTGATCCCCGGCTCATAAACGGAAAATAGGATGCTGACAGAAAGCTGTTGCCCAAGCATCTTTGGCCTGTTGATTCCGTTGTATCTGTCAAACCTTTTTTCTTCCATGTATTTTATATACCCGCGGTTTGGCATGATAATGATGCCCGGCACAGTGCTTATGGTATCTTCGGCCAGCCTTCCTGTCTGGTCTGCTCTGGACGGACCCCATGCGAGATAAACCTGTGGTTCCTGCCTATTGATTTTCCCGATGTCGAAGTTTTCTGAAGGCGCTTTCATTTCCCGCCCTTTGCAAAGATTCTCGTAAAAAAATTTCTTAAGTCCCTTCAGCCTTTTTACAGTGCGCATTTATACAATATCCCTCGGATCGACTGCGGACAATGTGATGTCCAGCACGCCCATGTTGTGGTTCACAACAAGGACTTTCATCGGCTTTTTGTCATAGATTACATGTGTATTTGGTTCCGGCTCTCCTCCGGGGAAATTTTCAAGCGGCACATGGATGATCAGGCTTCTGGAATTGTTGTCCCACGAAATATCATTCACGTTATTGTTTTTCCGCTTGATTGCTTCCTCTTCATCCGGAATGCAGGTTATCTCACACCCATTCCAGTAATGCGTCTCAGCAAAATGCTCCATGTTCATGAAGCACCTGCTGATATCATCTGCTATGCGGTCTTTCAGCGCCATAAATGCCGCTCCTTACTTCTTTGCTTCTCCCTTTGCTGCGGCCTTGTTCTCCGCTGTCTTTGGCGCAGATGCGCCCTTGACAATGAAAGGAATTGCCTTGCCCTGCTCGATCAGCCGCATCCCGTAGCTGTCGTTTACGTCAACCGTTGTGTTTGTGTCCAGCATGATCACTTTCATGCCTTTCCTCCCTTCTTTCTGCGTGCGGCCTTCTTATCCTCCTGCACGATCCCGGCCATCACATCAATCTCAGGTGCGTATCCCATGTCGTCGTTCTCTTCAGATTCTTCGGATTCTTCTGATACGGGATCCGGTTCTCCGGTTGCCAGATCCGGCTCTTCATTTACCGGTTCATTTACTGCTGCGGCGTTTCTCTCTTCTGTCTGCCCTACGGGCGCAATTTCTTCTATTGCGCCCGTCTTCAGCAGCCAATCAATCGTTTTTTCGTCAAGAGTCCCGTCGTCCTCGATGATCTCTCCGGGAATGTACTCTCCGCCGATATAGCATTTTGCACAATATCTCATGGCTATACTCTTTTCGGACATCAAAGCATATTTCCGACAGCCCATCCGTCAACGTTTGCCGGGACGACGGTCGGGCAGGAGGTCAGGCGGTTCTTGACGGTATTGCCGTCGATGCTGCCGTACCGAAGCGGGACTTCCTTCTTGATGTAGGTCTTATGCTGTGCCTTCGGGCCGGTTTCCTCGACCTGGGTAACGGGGCCATGATAGATATTCAGGATATCTCCGCTGCCCGCGATCAGCTTCCCGTCCGGGATCACCTTCTTTGTCTGCCCGTCATCATCAACAAAGGTTCCGGACAGGCTGTAAAGCTCCACACCATCACTGTTGTACCCGATAAAGCGCAGGCCGGATCCGCGATACTGTGTGTTGATCTTTCCCATGTCCGCATTCTTTCTGTCGTACTGATCAACAAAGTCGGAATTCTTCAGCATAGCTGCGGCGACATTCGGAGCCATTACGATTTTGTCTACCGTCCCCAGCCCGTCATAGACAAGATCGAAAATCTTATGCATATCGCCGTCAATATCCGCTCCGGGCTGATCCCATGCGGTTTTCGGGGTATACACATTCGTGAACCCGTAGTCCGCAATCATGGTCGGATTCACGCCCCTTCCTTCGTTGGTGTATGTGAAAATGGAAAGCTTGCCGGTTAAAAGAACCTGGCGGACCATCCATTCACGCCGACGCTGAATAGCCTTCCTCATTTCCACAAGGTCGCGTGCCTGGATCTTCTTTGCCCTCTCCTGCGGAGTCATTGCGCCCAAAACATTCTCGCCGAACATGCGTCCTTTCAGGTTCTGGTCTTCAATGATCCTCTCCGGGGCGATACAGCAGAAGCCGATTTCTCTTGTTTCAAATCCGTCGCGGTCCATCAGTACACCGCCGGTCCCCGGATGGACCGTTGGAGCCATGCGTCTGCTGCCTTTCCTGTAGTCGTAAATTGCCTTGTCATCCTCGACAAGTCCTGCATCATGAGCAAAAAAATCAAAGAGTACGCTATACTCGCGGGGCATCAGTTCGATTGCCGCAAGCTGCGCTCTGGTGCTATAGATATCCATTACCCATTATCTCCTTTCTCTTTCTGTCCGGACATTTCCGGTCATTCTCCGGTTACTTTGTTGTCGAACGTCCCGGTGGATTCCTTCTGGTCAAAAACAATGTTCTGGCCGCGGAGGACTGCCTTGTGTGCATTTGTCAGGGCTGCGCCATTTGCCAGCTTTACAGCCCCATTGATGAAGCATCCTGCGCGGTAAGCTGCCGCGTCCTCTGCCGTGGCAGTTTCCCCGGCTCCCGGTGCATCACCGGTGTTTACATCCTCTTTCAGCACGACAAGCTCGTTCGCCGCAATGACATCGGCTGATGCTGCCGGAGAATAAAGCCCTGTTGCCTCGCGATGCATGACGGTTCCGGCTCCAATCGCCCCGTTTCCGGGCTTGCACGGAATCGCAATCACATCCGCGCCCTGCGGATCGGCAAGCAGATTGGTGTAATTGCTTGTCCCGATAGTATTGTAGAGTTCGCTCATTATTGTTATCCTCCTTTATCTGTTCCGCTGGAAATCAATACATTCCGTCCCCTGCCCCCGGATTGTACAGGGTGGCGTACTTTGCCATTTCTTTGGCGTAGTCGTCAATCTCCTGCTGCTCGGTCCTGCCGTTCCCGTCCGGTGCTCCGCCTGCGATATCCTTCGCAGGCTGTGTCTCTTTCTGACGGGCTGCGATAAATTCCTCTCCCTGCTTCTTCCTGGCTTCTACGATCTGCTTATGGAAATCCATAGCAGATGTGCCATTCGCCTTTGCCTGCTCTGCCATTTCCTCACATCCTGGCATTGTCAGCGCATCAATTTCAGCCAGGCGCTCGCGCTCTGCGTTTACGGCGTCCTGCTGTACCTGCGTAAACAGGGCCGGGTTAGCCTCGCGGAGCTGCTCCATAGTAGTGCTTTCGTTCAGTTCCATAATCTTTTTTTCCTCCTTTGGCATATTCTCAGTCGGTGCCCCGGCAACAGGAGAACCGTTACTGACATCTTTAAGCGTGCCGGTTGTTTTTGTTGTATTCCCTGCGTCATTGGCCGCAATCTGGAAATCCGGCACATCCCGATAGATTGCTTTCATGAGCGCCATATCGCGCTGCGTTACACAGGCCGCCACCTTCCCGCTTTGGAGCAGTTTGTCGCAAAAGCCGTTTTCCACCGCTTCTTTTGCGGTGAACCACGTTGTCGCGTCCATCCACTCTTTTATCTTGGCTGTATCTTTCCCGGTTCTTGCGGCGTACATTCCGCAGAACTGTTCTTCCATCTTGCGCAGATGTTCAGCCGTCTTTTCGATCTCTTCTGAATTGCCCCATGCAATTGTCATGGGGTTATGGATCATGAACTCGCTGCCTTCCGCGATAACAACCTCCGCGCCGGGAATCGTCACGAAGAGGGTTGCGGCGCTCGCGCACAGCCCTTCGATCATCACGCGCACCTTCTCAAATCCGGAATTGATTACCATGCTGCGCATGGCGACCGCCGCGTAAACCTCGCCGCCCGGGGAATTGATGCGGATGTTCAGGCTTTTTGCGCCTTCTTTTCTCGCCGCTTTAAGCGCTTTGTCAAAATCTCCCTGTGTCGTCTCATCACCCCAGAACCTTTCGGAAGAAATTTCGCTGTATACAATTACTTCCGCGTCTTCGCCATCAGCCTTCATCGTGAACCTGATGCGGTACTGCTCATTTACCGTCATCCATACATGCCCTGGAAATATCATTCCTCTTCCTCCTCGTCTGAATCATCTGGCGTAATCAACTCTTCTTTTCCCGTCTGCTGCGCCGCATCCTGTATCAAGTCTTTCGTTTCAGCGACCTCTTTCTTCCTCTGCTTCACGATTTCGTCAAAATTATTTCCGTTGTACTCGCTCGCCTCCTGCTCTGCAGTCGTGATGCAATTGGCGATTCTCATCGTTGCTGCAGTTACCTCCTTGATCGGGTCTACGTGCCCCATGCTTGCACCCATCCAAAGACATCCGCACCACGCCTGCCTTACTGCCGGATCATCAAAAAAACCGGGCGCGTCGATGCGTCCGGCTGCTACAGCCTCGGAAAGCCACTGTTCATAAACCGGCTGGTTGAACATCGTATTAAACTTCGTCCGGTATACCCGCACAGTCCGCCAGAAGTCCAGGAGCGCTGCCCTTGCGGCTGTGTAATTGCTTTCATACTTTTTTACAAGCACTTCCTTCGGGATCCCCATGCTGGAAGCGATTGTCATGATACAGGTGTTCACAAACGACTCAAACTGTGCGTTCGACCTTAACGGATTGACCGTTTCAACTTTCTTTCCGGGTGGAAGGTTATAGATTGCGCCCGGCGCAAGCTCAAGCTGTAACTCATCGTCTGTTACCTTCTCTTCGTCGTTTACCGCGTCTTCCAGCCCGAATTTTCCGTCGTCCTCTTCGCTTGTGATGAATGCTGTGAGCATGGAAGAAACAACGTTTGCGGCAAGCTCTGCATTCATATATCGTGTGAATTGCTTCAGCTGCTCTATCTCTGCTGCTACGAACGGCACACCGCGCCGCTGCTCCGGCCTTTCAAACGTCATGACATGCAGAATATTCGGGTACCCGGTTTCTTTGCCGAATGCATCAATCGGTGTCCAGAAAAGCTCACTGCTGTTCGCCCCGGCAAGCGGGCTTCTGCTTGCAACGTGATACCGGATTACAGCCCCCTCTTTGTCGATCTCAACCCCGTCAATGATCCTTCCTCCGGAATCCGTTTCAACGGATTCGCTGTCACCGGATGAATCAGGATTACAAACGCGATCCGCCTCCAGAAGCCTTACGGTTGTCTGGTACGGCGTCCTTTTATTTTCTTTCATTCCAAAGAGTGCAAAAACATCACCTGACATCAGCATCGACAAAAAGGCCAGGTGCTGCAGGCCGTAGAAATTTTGCTGCCTTTCCGCGTCGCACATCGTATTTTCAGCCCATAGTCTGAATTCTCTCAGGATCGTCCTCTCTGCCTGTTCTCTTTCCTCGTCGCTCATCCCAAGGAAATCACCGTCAATCTTTGGTTTTGGCTGTATACCCCATCCGACAACAGATGTCGTAAGGCTCTGCGGTCCGCTCCTGGCAAGACCGCCGCCTGCGTAAAGGTCTCGTGATCTCTGGCGGAGCGTTGAGGAATAAAGGTCGATATTGTCTTCCGCGTCTCCCGCTTCAATGATCCATCCAATTAGACTATTGAGCGTCTGGCTTGCTCCATGGCTCCCGTAGCTCATTTTGGGGCTTCTGGTTTCCTTCTTTGATGCCGCCTGCTCTTTTTGCAGTCTTCTGCTGTATGCATCATTCCCGCGTTTCGGACTGAAAAGAAACAGCGCCCTTTCTTTCAGATTCGGTTCAATTTTTCTCATACGGCACGCTCCTTATAAATCACGCGGTACGATACGCGCTACCCGCTTCGCCCGGACCGCCCCAGACAGCGACTCAACCACATTTGAAAAATATTCAATCTGCTTCATCAGATCATCCAGGTCAAGCGCTGTATATTCCCTTGTTCCGATCCGGTAGCTTTTTGCCTGCCCGGTGATCAGCGCTTTGTGCGCCTCTTTCACAAGCCCGAGCATTGTCCTGGCTTCTGTCAGCGTATACGCAACTGATACAGCCATTCCATACCTCCTATACCCTGATTCCACGGCTCACAACATGCCGCTGCTTCCGCCTTGTCTCTTCTGCCTTGGTGATCACCTGCGGCTCGATTTCGCCTTTTATCGTCTTTTCCAATTCATCAAAATGCCAATTGAAAAACCTATACGCCGCCCTCGCATAATTTCTGCAGTCAAGCGGTTCGTTTCTCTCGTAGACTTTTTCCCATGCTATTACGCTCTTTCCCCCGCGCCGGTGGATCACCATGCGTTCGGATATCAGTCCCTTAAAGTATTCTTTGTCGTATCCGGCGCGCTGGTCTAGTGGAAAATGCATGAAGCCCGGCCCCGGTTCTTCAATCCCGGCCTCGTACATGATTCCTTCTTTCCCCTGGTCAACTCCGACTATGAATTTGATTCCGCCATCATTTCCAGAGCTTCTTTTCATCGGTCTGCAATACATTTTTCCTTCGCCGCCCTCGCCCTTGATCGGCCAGATCCTTTTGGATTGCCTTCTGGCGCATTGCCGGTATATGTCTGCGGTGAAATGCCCGCCGGAATCGATGAATGTAGCAAGAATCCGCATCCGCATTCCGTTTTTCATTTTCCACTCGCGGTCAAGAAGGCTGTCTACCTCCTTCCATACGCCCGGAGCATCAGCCCGTCCTGGTATGATCCCTCTGCTGATTCCCCAGCTTTGCCCGTTCCGGTCCCATCCAACTACCTCATATTCGAGGCGGTTGTCCTGCGTATCTACACCCATCGTGAGAAGCAGTACGCCTTCTGGGACTTCTGACTCATAATGCTCCCGGCGCTTGAAAAGTGTCTCGTCCAGTCCACTGTTCGTGAAGACTTCCCACGACTCGCCGAGAATCGTGTTATGAAATGTTTTTAATTTTTCCGGATCCTTATGGGCTTTCAGGAATTTCCAAACGATATCTTTCCAGTCTGACCATGGGGACATGAAAGCATTCAACCGGAATGAGCGGATCCCGTTATCAAGTGCTTTCGGATTCCTGCTGACCCACTTTGCAGGGAGCCTTTTAGCAACATGCTCCGGAATCAGCCTTTTGCATGTCGGGCACTCCCAGCCAACAGAAAGAACGTGGTAATCTTCGTCGCCACGTTCATTTTTGAAATCCTCTTTATCAAATTTTATGTTCGCAAACTGAATAAAGCTGTAGGTATGGCAATGCGGGCATTCCGTATGCCACTCTTCCTGCGTCCCGTTCATGTAATCAGTTTCGATTTTCGACCTCCCTTTGATTGTCGGCGTGGAGGTTTTCACAATCTTCCGATTATGCCTGAAAGTTTCCGTTCGTCTTTCAGCGAGTTCCTGCGGATCGCCTTCAGTTCCGGCAGACGGGGGAAATCTGTCTGTTTCGTCCATGAAGATATATCTAACCGGCTTACTTGCAAGGTCTGCTGGGCTGTTTGCTCCAATAATCGCAAGGCTTCCGCCTGGAAATGTTTTCATGGTGATCGTGTTTGCCGCGTCCCGGCTCTTTTGCTTGAAGACCTTATCCCGCAAAGTCGGGCAGGCGTTTATCATTGGCTGTATACGCCTTTTGGAGTAGTCCTCTGCAACTTTATCTGTTGGTTGGATATAGAGCATCGGTCCGGGATCGTTATCTATTGCGCACCCCATCATATTTAGCTCTATTTCTGACTTTCCAACCTGTGCGGATGCCATTATCACTATTTGCCATATCCCAGGCTGCGTAAAGCTGTCCATGATCTCCCGCTGATATGGTGCCCTGTCTGTCCTCCACGCCCCCGGCTCTGCGCTGCTCTCAGAGACAAGCACGCGATTTGAGTCGGCCCACTCCGATACAGTTTGCTGTGCAGGAGGCTTGAACATGGAATATGTGTAACGCGCAAGCTCTGATAATGCTCCCATCCGCTACACCTCCCCGTCTTCATCCTCGCTTTCTTCGCTTTCTCCTTCGGCTGCATAGTCCGGCAGGGGAGTGTCCGCGATTTCATTCAGAATCTTTCTGATTTCCGTATCGATGATGTCCTTTATTAGTTCTATATTGTCCATCATCTGCAGCATGGGAGCTAATTTGCTTGGCAGGTGAATCATGTTTTGCATCACCGTGTTTGCAATATTGCCCCACAAGCGGCGTACATCCTGGACATCGATCAGCTGTCCACGCATCTTATCGACTTCAAGCTGCGTCTTCTCCGCTTTAATCACTTCATGCTTCGCTTTGACCTCTTCCAGATCGTAGACATCTGTGTCCGCACTGTGGGAAACGTTATACTCAACCCATCTCTGCACAAAAATAGCGAGGTCGTATTTTCCGCCCTCGCTCTGTTCAAACAGTTTCTTCCCGTCCGGGAGATCCTTGTCTATATCATATAAACGCCTGTATGTATAGCCTGCGACATTCGCAAGCTCTTTCTTTGTCATTGAAATGCTCATTTTCAGCCGCTCAGCAATCGCATAAATTCATGCTCTATCCTTTTTGACATGTAATTCAGGATATCCTTCTGTACATCCGGTTTAGAGCGGTTCATCGGCATTTGTGGGATAGCGATACCTACCATAGCCTTGATCGGCTTTCTGCTATTGCCCGCTCTTGTGAAAGTGATCCCGTTCAGGCTTGGAGCTGACAGATTCCGGAATGGCGGCTTCCCGCCGTAACTGCCAGCATTAGCGGGAAGAATGCTCGTTCCGGAGCGCACAATCTTCGCCTTTACGCGGTATTTCTTTTTCAGGCTATTCCACCCATGCGCTCCTCCGGATGCCGTAAATCCTTTCGGCCCTAAGATTCTCTTCGGACCGCGCACGGGGATGGTGCAACTCAGGCCGGAAATCTTTGCGCTTCCTACCGCTTTCCCTACTTCGCCAGGTTTGATCACATATTGTTTTGGTAAATCCGTTCTAAGGATCCTTCTTACATGTCCTCCAGTCCGCCTGTAAATCCCGGCCATAGTGCGCTCGCATTGCTCAGGCGTACAAACCGACGCAAGCCGCGCAATCTGTCCCTGCAGGCTGGACGCATCGACTTCAAGATAAATCCTTCCGGCCATATGTCCGCCTCCTTTTTTGCATCAAAAAAGCGGGCAGCTATTGCTGTCCGCTTCCCACTTCTTCCATTGATAGCATATTAGCACATGTGGCTTGTGATTTCAACACATTTTTTCAAATTGCCTAAATTGCCAGTTTTCCTAGTATCTATGCGGGTTTCCGGGATTTTGAACGCCCTGAAATCCGGGTTATTTTTTTGTTTTTTCGTCTCTTTCAATGATGTACCTGTCGTGCCACTTTACCGCTCCCATATCCGGCGCTTCCTCAATGCATTTCCTTGCCCTCTCAATTCCGCGCCTCGTCATGTTCAGCTCTTTCCTGATCTCTGTATCTGATGCTCGGAAGATATAGCGCATCATGACATACGATCTCATATTGATGTTTTCGATGCTGTTAAGTATCTTTTGAGCTTTCTTCAGCTGTCTCACATACACCTTGCATCTCTTCGCGTGCTCGTCATCTATTTCTGCCAGTCTTGCAAACGCCTCGTCCAGTCCTCTCGGCATTGCGCCGCCCCCAGGCATCCCGGAAAGATGCTGGGAAATGTATCCCATCCTTTCCTGCTCCCATAATCTCTGCCGCTCAATATACGTGACCTGCGTCATTATGCTGTGGATCTGCGTCAAAATTTGGATGTCCGCGTTCTTAATAGTCTCCCGGTTTTCTCTATCTTCCACGTAGCTGCCCTCCCAAAATGCGCAAACGTTCGCGCATTTATGCGTCCTGTTTCTTTTTTCTCCCTCTGTTTGTACGCCTCTTTTCGGTCTGATCCCGGAAGGTTTTCAAACAGGAATACTTGCAAAATATGTACATTTTCCCTTTTGACTGCATTTTATATGTCCATGATTTTTGAAAATAGCATACAAACGTCTTTTTGCAAACCGGACATTTCAACTCGCTAAATGGCATTGCTGGCATATCACAAACCTCCCTTACTTTGTGATTTCTGCCCATATAATCAACATCCCGATAATGATATACAAGATCCATTTCATCATCAGGTCTGTTCTCCCTTCTCGTGGAATCATTTTCTCTCTTTTAACATTCCGGTGTCTTCGTCCAGAAACTTGACAAGGCTCGGGCGGATGCCTGTCAGATCCTCAATGTTATAACAAATGTCTGCCCACGTAACGATGCCATTCGCCAACGCGTCTATAGCCTCCATGTACACATCGCGGAATTTTGTCAGGCGTTTTTTGCCGAAGCCCCATTCGGAATACAAAACGCCATAAGCCACTGCCAGGACCGTTTCAATCGTAAACCACTTGATATCATCAATCCCGGTGTCAATCTCCTTCGCTGTCAAACGAGAGTTGATTCCTGTGACGTTGCGAAACCGGATCTCCTTTTCAAGCGCCTCTGGACCATCTTCTTTGTATAATCTATACGCTCTTTCCATTCCAGCGCGGTAATATTCCATCTCCTTATTTCTGCTTGCCATAACAGTTCTCTCCTGCGTTTTTATTCCTATGTTTTGTCGTCATTTCAATCATTCCATGTTCCCATTTGGATTTAGAATTGGTGTCGCAATATTCCGTTCCTCCTGCTCCGCTCTCAAATCAGCAAAATCAATATGAAAGTCCTGTGCAGGTGGCAGCTCTTCCACATCATGCAGAGCCAATTCCATATCTTCCCACTCTGCCAGATCATAAGACCATGTAGCGACCATATCCCGGACAGCTTTTCTGCTGACAGCATCTGAGGTGTTCGGAATTTCCGAACTGTTGATTTCCGGCTGTGCGGATGACAGAGCTTTCCCCTGATACGGCAGGTAATTCATTGCTATTCGCAATTCACATTGCGTCCTTTCGCACCACTTCCGCAGATTGTCCGATGCAATTTGGTTGCATATCTCAGTTGAGTTGATACCAGAAATCACTTTATTCATCATCTCTGCTACCGCGCTCACCGTTTGTTGTCTCCAATCATCGTTTCGGCACTTTTGCACCATTTCCTGACGGATGATTGCATCATCATCCTTGCGGCCAGCAACAAGGCTTTTCGCCACCTTTACAGCATCACCAAGGCTTAACATTAACATCGGTGTCCTCCTGATATTCTTCCACCCTCATAACATATTTCTTGCCATGCCACTCAAAGCGGCACTCCTTTTCGTTGATCAGGAGAAATCCTGCCACCGCATCAATCGCCTCTCTTGTTACTTCGCTCTTGTCTTTCCATTCTTCCTTGTTTTTGAGGATCCCGGCATAGATTCCGAATACACCAAGACCTACATGATATTTATCGCTCATTTCCTTTATGTAACTCCTTTCTCGATAGTGGATCAAACACCCTCTTGAAATTGTCATACCGCTTTATCGTCATCAGCGCATGGAGCATATCTCTTGCGCTTGTCCGGCTTACTGAAAATTCTTTCGACAGCAGATCAATCCATTCCTGATTCGTCATCACTCTTCCCCCTGCTCCTTATGGTGTAATAACTTAAACTCTTCGATATAATCTCTGATTCTTTGGGAACATTCGTAGCATACACAGCCATATCTAATCAAACCATAAGAGTCCTCAATCTTGTTCCATTCTTTAGGCATATTATATATATCCTCAAACTGTTCCTTTGCTCCACAAATATCACATTCAGCGATTTTGTATTGTATATACGTTACTCCCATCACTCGCCCTCCTCCCAATTTATCAATCGTATATTTCTTACTCTTATTATTTTTTCTTTGATTATGTTTGATAAATATTTTCCCTCATTTTCTAACGGGCAAAGTGGCATTCTGGTACTTCTTGCTTTTCCCGCAATTATCGTAGAGTTTCTTGCTCTGCAATATTTCACTTCTTTATCCGCAAACGGACACTCATTACATTTTTCCGGCATCTTTCGCAGCCTTAATATTGCTCCCATCCTTTGCCCTCCTTCTCTTTCGCCCATCTCTTATTTTCTGTTATATTCCTCAAATGTCGGTACGCTCCAAAAGATAAAATTACTGCACCATCTCTGGAGTTTCCGATAAACAGGATCACAATGCTCTTTATCGTATATCATCGGATAAGGCGAAAAGTTTAATTCCCTGCATAACTGGATTCTGTATATATCCTGTTCCAATGTAGTGTCGAAATTCGTCAGAATGTAAACCATCACCTTTCCCTTGTTTCTGTGATAGCCTGTCTTTTCTGCAAATGCTCTCAGCTTCGGTTCGATGATGTCTTTATCTTGCCACCTGTCAAAAGCAAAATGAATCCCGTCAAGCCGTATTTTTTTGAGCAATTTCATGTTGCTGTCATTTACCAATCTGATATCTAATCCTTGATTGAAATTGACCTTTGCCTTGCTGTCTGCCAACTGCTGAAGCAAATCCATATGATCACGGCAAGCAAGTATATTCGGATCACATAAAACAATATTCTTCTGCCCTCTCCAAAACTCTGACAGATCTGCAACCTTATATGATTTTCGGCCCTCTTTGGCGGCAACGTGGCAAAATCCGCATCCTCTCGGACATCCTCTTGTCAGGAATCCGAATGCCGTATCCTTCGTCAGGTTTGGATAGAGTGAGTAATCAGGATATATATGCTCGATCTCTGGCGGCAGGTTCTTATCTCTGTCACAATGATATGTTTCTTTTCCGTCTTTCAATTCGATTGCATATCCGCTACCGCCTTTTATTACTTCATCTGCATCTATGCAGTATTCATAATCAGGCGTAAAGCTGAAAACCTTCGACATATATACCCTGTCCATGTGACCGCTGAACATCGGTTGATACCACTCCACTAAATCGCCTTTTGCTTTGTGCCAAGCTGACAGCTTCATCAGTGGCAGATTCGGATAGTTGTGTCCGTCAACATCAATCAGCCCGATCTTCATAACGTTCTTTCGCCCATCGTCTGCACCAAAACCCCATAACCTCCGCATAGCTGAGATAGCGGTCATACACCTTACATCGGCAGACAACAATATTATATTTTTGGTCATCGCTCCTGATACAATGTTGGCATTTGTAACAGACCTTTCCGTTTTCTGCGCTCATAGTGTGTCCTTCTGCCCCCACTGAAAATGACCTGTCTGTTTCCAGTCCTTATAGCATCCAATTAGTTTTCCCATCATGCCTCTACCATTGAACACTTGTTGCACTTTTTTATCTGAACCTAAGCCAAGCCGTTTTACCGCACCATCAATACTGAAATCATTATCGTTTACATGATTCATGCAATATTGGTATATCCGTATATGTCCATACACGATGGCATAATCAGCAAATCGTTTTTTCTTTCCGTTCGCCCTCAAGCCATGAGAGTGATTATAAAAATCAGCGAATATGTGAGCAAATTCTGTGTCCTTTCGCTTATCCTGGTCTGGTATATCGTGCATTACGAGATCATATCTTTTTTTCTCTGACCGTATCACTGATAATAATGCCGCACCTGCTGTTGGATCGTAATAGCGTTCTGAGTTAAAATACATGCTGTTGTATTTGCTCATGAGTTGTCCTCCGCTTATGTCGTGATATAAACGACAATACACTTTGTCCACGGGATCGACTTATACAGCTCATTCCATTCATCATCCGTCAGGTCATAGATATATCTACCTTGTGGATCGTGATCATATTTGCAACCGCTCATATCACACAGCACATCTTCCTCATCATCGTCCCGGAAATGTACCTTTTCATTGCCAAGATAATACTCTGTAACCTTGCACTCTCCCCATTTACCCATCCAGTAGGTATAGGAATTATCTGCTACAACCTCGCTGTCTACCATCGGTACAACTGGCAAATCAGGGTTCTCTTCAATCAACTTTATGATTTCAGGTTTCACGCTCTGTCCTCCGCTTCAAGGCTCTTGAAAAAATCACGCTTTGCCTTGCTTACTCTGCTCGGATGTATGTTGCATCCTACCTCATGCCATATCTTGCAGTCTTTTATGTCTGAGAAATCAAGCTGTCTTTTTGTACCGCCGTTGTCCTGAGTATCTACAAACGGTAAAAGGTACTTCTTGTGATACTTGCAGTATTTGACAGGGTAATCAGCGTATATCCCTTTCCCGATGTGACAGCAAAAGAAACATTTATCGCACTTCATGTTCCGCCCTCCGCTTCGATCGCTTTTTTGCCTTATCAATCATTTCGCACACACTGATGCAGTGTCCTCCATCTTTTCCCCGCATCCCGGACATATCATCGGAATATCCTTACTTCTACATGTCTTTGGTTCTCCACAATTTGAACATATAAGTCTAAGCCATCCGCAAGAATCAGATATTTGTATCCATCGCGGATGATGCGCTAAGCACAATGCGTCTAAAACAGGACTATTCATGTTCCGTCCTCCGCTTCCACGTCTCTATATACACACATAACATCTTCGATGCTTATGTACAGCGGTTTACGGTCTTTTATGCCTTTAATCTCGTATCCGGTTATTTGTCCGAAACAGTCTTGATTGATGGTGAAGCTCTCACATGTCACGCTGAATGAATAACCGTTTTTGAATACGATTGTGACTCTCATGCTTCTTCCTCCGCTTCTTTCAATCCTTCGCGCAACCATCGTGTAGCGTTCTTGATGAGAAGATCAGGTGTAATTTCCTTGTATCGTTCTGGCGGCGCAATCGGATCCATCTCTTCCACATCTATGTATTCGTCAGCGAAAACATCGTATACTTTGTTCATCACTTTCCCTCCGCTTCGATCACTGTCGGCGCATCATCAAATGTGTGTATACACTTTGCCGTAAATCCCCAAGATGCACGCCCATATATCTGATGCTCCGCTTCGTTTATAAAGTTTAGCTTAGGTATAACTTTATCCCTATCTATCAGATCGCCATGTTCCCCAAGATCGACAAGAGGACACCATTTAGGTTTTTCATCAATATTCTTCCTGATCCCAAATGTGATGTTGCACTGATATGCATTCACTCCATCAATGCTATCATGTCGCAGACAAGGACACTCTGCACATTTCTCCGGCATCCGCATCCCTTTTACGATTACGCTCATAGCTCTTTCCTCAATACCTGATATTCAGGTTCCCATTTTCGTTAATCCAATTGATAACCTCTTTGTAATTCAATCCGCCTTCTTCTTTTGGCTTCATGATATATTCATACTGCTTCGGATGTGTGACCTTCATCCGTTCAAACCGTCCTTCTCCCGGCTTTTCAAGATGACACCCGAAACCGCAAAACATGCATCCGGTTCTGCTGCATCCTGTCGTTTTTAATGTCGGTCTGCCAAGGTCAAACAACTCTTTTCCGTATACATCTTCTAAATCCATCTGTCCTTCAATTTCACCGTCTTTTACGATGTCACCATATACAGAACAAATCGGTATATGGTTCGTGAGGATATAAAGCAAAACATCCTGTTCCGTCCAGAAGGCCATCGGATTGCTGATAGGTGATTTTAAATCGAACCCGTTACAGCCGTTCTGTAACCATTTTTGTGTACGCAACCGTGATTCTGTTGCCATTTGAGCGGTCATTGGATTGCGTCCTGTCTGCTTCTGGTATCTATGTGCAGGCTCTTTCTTCATGACATTGCAACATTTATTACTGATTTCAAAAGGTGCATCCAGAAAAAACGAGTATTTCTCTTGTGAAAACATTGATCTGTCTTTGCTAGGGATATTCCCCTTTATCGGATGATCCTTGTCGTTCGTTAGCATCCCTAACATGATCGCAAGTCGCTGATTCTGACCGCCTTTCCTGTGGATCATTCTGTCGTTTAGAATATTCGCCAATTCCTCTCGCTTTGCGCCATTTATTATCGTACCCCCCCCCCTCGTATTTCGGGCGATACTGGCCTTGTCTGCACGTTCCAAGTATTCTGTCTGTTTCGTACTGGTATTGATGATGTCCGCCCTGGTTGATGCTTTCGGTATGCGCCCGTTCCAGTAACTCTCT